GAAAAATAATTCCTACCATAGTACATATGGATAGAAATAATAAAGTAGAAGAATATACTCAACATTCCTATACTCTATGCATACTGAGTCAATTAAGCGAAAACGACCGTAGCGAATACGATATAGTATGCGAAAACGGTTGTCGCATTAGATGGCGCGTTAGAACAGCAGAGGAGACCGGATCGTTCGGTGAATGGTCAGCAGTTAGGACTCTCGAAGTATATACGAATCCCACTTTAACACTGCGAAATAGGGCTGGAGATGAGTTAACCGCCGACACTACTTACAATATTGAAGAATTACCCCTTTATATCGAAGCTGTTGCTGGTCCAGACGCGCAGAATGCAATTGGCTATCATGTAGAAATAAAAGCCAACCGTACGCACAGCGTCGTAAATAATTTTGGCGATACGATTAGGATAGCAAAAGGGGAAGTTATATATTCCAAACATTACGATAGCTTTATCACGGATAATAAAGTTGACATTAGTATATCTGCTGGGGAAACCACCTTAAGTTCCGATACATCTTACATTATTACTTGCACGGTTGCTATGGATTCTGGTTTAACGGTATCCAAATCATTCACGGCAGTTTTAACGTGGGACCAACCGGAATATTATACGGTTGATGCTGAAATCTCGGTAGACACTGAGGGATATACGGCTAGCATACGGCCGTATTGTACCGATAGAGACGACGAATTAGTCGAAAATATTTCTCTATATGTATACAGACGGGAATACGACGGCTCGTTTACATTAATAGCTGGCGATATCGACAACTTATCTAATACGTGGGTAATCGACCCGCATCCTGCGCTGGATTATGCTCGTTATAGAGTCGTTGCTATTAATACCGCAACTGACTTGACTTTATACGCCGATATAGCGGGATACCCCGTTGGATGTAAATCGATTATTATTCAATGGGGAGAAGACTGCGGCATAATCGATGAGGACTCTACAGACGAAGATATTACTTACGAAGGAACTGTACTTAATTTTCCGTATAATGTTGACGTGCAACCGAAGATATCTCCGGACGTAGCGTTTATGGAATATGCGGGACGTAAAAATCCTGTCAGTTATTACGGTACCCATGTCGGCGAATCCGCTACGTGGAACGCAGTAATCCGTAAAGATGATACTGAAACCATATATAAGTTACATCGCCTTTCAAAATGGATGGGCGACGTATACGTTAGAGAACCTTCGGGAATGGGTTACTGGGCGAATGTACAAGTGACGTTTCCGTTAAAGCATAGGGACTTAACGGTTCCAGTAACATTTAACATCACGAGGGTAGAAGGAGGTAAATAATATGGTCGATTGGACCGCCTCAATGCAACAATACTTCGAATTTTATGAAGTTGATTCGGTAGGTATTACCGAGCGCACTATATATTATGCCATTACTCACACTATAGATAATGGTTATATAAAAGGTAACGAAATACCCTACCCAAAAGACAAGGACGTTAAAATTATCGACACAACGGAAGACGGCTTAACGATTTACAACTATACAGACGGCGAGGGCGATGCTTCGGTAGATGTGTTATTTTGTTCTGAAAAAACTACCGGGGTTGAATCAGCTACATGGAGAGACAAACGTAAATTAGACAACATTAAAAGCTGTACTATTACTAGGGACTATGATTCAGACACCAAAGTTTCCGCAACTTTTGATGTAACCGAATCTGTTGGTGAATGCTATATCCGAGTATATTTGATAACAGTTCAAAATGGATTTAAGGAACGCCATGCGCTTGGTACTTTCCTGGTGCAAACCCCTTCGTCTAGCTTTGACGGAAAAGTACGTACTGTTTCAATGGACGCGTATAGTCCGTTGCTAGAGTTAACAGAGAAGTCGCCGCCTTTCGGATATTTTATTAAGAAGGGCGCAGATGTTATGGGGATGGCGTATAGCTTAACCAAAGATAATGTTAGATGTCCTGTGTCCGAACCGGTTACTCCTTCGACTACTTTATATTACGATTTCATAGCAGATACCGATGATACTTACATGACAATGTTAAAAGATCTTATCGGTGTAGCCACAACTACGAAATGCTATAAAGTAAACTATTCTTACGATTTTTATAAAGTAATTGAAAACAATGACGGTTCATATGAAAAAACAAACGACATTGTTGCCCCTATTACTGTTAATGAAGTAAAAGAAAATCTTGGTCAATTTACCGAATATCCTTTGTACGTATATACCGAAAACGATCAAACGGAATATTGCTGCAAGATTGATAGTTATTTTATTACTAAAGAAGAAGTGGATTACCCATTTGGCAAAGAGGTTACCGCGATTAATGGGAGCGATTTAAATAATAAATATTTTAGTTATGTTGACGACGAAGGTATAACCAACTATTTTACTATAACCGAAACTGGTGTAGCTCAATACGAGTTTGAAGTTGACGAAATGGGACAAGTAACTTTCGTACCCAAATTAGACGCTAAATACATGCAACCTAAATGGACATTCACGGACGACAACAGCTCTATTTTAGACGCTTCGATATCGGTTAATCATGATTTATATGGCGTCCCGAATGTTGTTGAGGTTGTATATTCGACTAAAGATAAAAATATAATATCCGTGATCGAAAATAACGACCCTAATAGTCCGACATCAATAATCAATAGAGGCAGGCGCATAATTCATAGAGCAGTTAATCCGGATATTCACGGCGAAGCTACCCAAGCGGTAGTCGATAAGTACGCCGAGGATTTATTAAGTGCGCTTTCATCAGTAGAGTACACTATTTCCTATACTCACGGTTATTGCCCCGTGAAACTAGGGGATTGTATAATGCTGAATTACGAGCGTGCTGGATTAAGAAATATAAAAGCTAAAGTAATATATCAAAATATTAAATGTAAGACCGGCTGCCAGGTTTCTGAGAAAGCGGTGTTCACTAATAAATTATGGAGGTAACGAATCGTGAGTTTGTCAAACGATGTTATATCTAAATTTGTAAAGATGTCAAAAAACGATACCTCCAATGTTAAAAAAGAGAGCACTGTATATGGAACTGTAAGTAAAATCGAAGCCGGGCAAGTATATGTAAAACTAGATGGCGCAACCGGTGCATATACGGAATTACCTGTCTCGGAAACAGTAGAGGTTATTAAAGGCGATAGAGTAATAGTGACGATTAAAAATCACGCCGCGATTATTACTTCGAACCTAGACAGACAGTCTGTAAGCCAAGGAGCAGCAACCGTAACGGTTATCCATAAAAATGTAACCGATTTAACTAACAGTGTAGTTGAAATGGGGACTGTTCTTAGCGATAAAGTAGATACAAAAGACTTGACGGCTACGAATGGACGCGTAGAAACATTGGAAACGGATGTCGTAACAGTTAATAAAAAGTTAAAAGTTGCTGAAGAAACGTTAACGAAAAAGTTAACAGCAGATGAAGCGGACCTAAAGTATGCGCAAATCGGTACTCTGGAATCGATAGAGATAGACGTAGGTGTTCTTTACTCCGACAACATAAATATAAAAGAACGCTTGACTGCAGCAGAAGGAAGGATTGAAGAGCTTGGCGCTGTGAATTTGGAAGCCGTAAATGGCGAAATTACAAATTTAAAGACCAGGGTTGGCGATATAGAAACCATTACTAGTAAGGTCATAACAACCGACAATATAACATCCGAATTCTCCAACAGCGTAATATCTCAGGTCGGAGACGCTCAGATTAAATCGGCGCAAATACAGAATATCGATGCTAGTAAAATCCAATCTGGTTCGATAGACACCAACAAAGTCGATATCAAATCGAATGACGGAAGTTTCGTAATAGCAGACAATCGTCTACAAATTAAAGAAGGCGATACGGTTCGCGTTCAGATCGGTAAAGATGGTGCTGGGAATTACTCGGTAACCATTTGCGATAAGGAAGGGAATGTTATATTTAGCGAAGACGGTATTACCGAAAACGGCATTCCCGATAACATAATAGTTAACGACATGGTTAGCGAAACCGCTAATATACATGCTAGTAAATTAGATATTGTTAGTTTATTTGAAGAAATCGACGGTAGTACTAACACTATTAAATCTACCAAAATAACAGTGGATGACGAGGGTCAAACTTTAGAGGCGAAGCTTACTACTTTGGCTACTACGGAATCTGTTGACGGATTATCCGAAACAGTTACATCTCAAGGAACTCAAATAGCGGCCAATACCGAAGCAATCAATACTAAAATTTGGCAGCAGGATATAGATACTGCTAAAAACGAAATTGGTGAAACCACTACGGAATTATCAACAAAGTATTCAGAACTCGAACAGAGTCTTAGCGGATTTCAGACGACTGTTAGCGAAACGTACGCAACAAAAACAGAAGTTGACAATATCAAAATTGGCGGAAGAAATTTATTCGGATTTAATAAAAATGTAGTTATTGAGCCTTTAGCTAATACCGCATATGCCAGAAATACGTTCGATAAATCCATTAATGGTTTTGTGGTTACTATTCTTGCAGATGCGCCTAACGCAATGATTATTGCTCGTGCGCACAGATTAGGTTTTAACGGTGTTGCTGGGGAAAGTTATACATTTTCAAGTACAGTTTATACAAACGGCGATAGTGTACGAATTAATATGGATATATGCGACCGTGGAAATACTACTTTCACAGTGGATAATAATCCTAAAAAAATCACGTTCACTGCGATACCGGAAAATTACTATGATAATGGATCATATAATGGTTTCGTCGATGTTGCTGTTTATGGTACAGAAGGGATTCCTTCCGGTACTATACTATATTTTAAAGACGTTAAAATAGAACGTGGAAATATGGCTACGGACTGGACACCAGCTCCTGAAGATTTAACTGGTAAAGACGAATATAGAGCCATTGAAACTAGAGTTTCGCAAACAGAAACTGACATTACATCGGTGGCTAATAGAACTACGGTTGTGGAAGATAAGTTTAATAATTATTCAACCACAGAACAAATGAACAGTATAATTAATCAAACAGCAGAGGGAATAAACTCCACCGTTGCAACAGTTCGAACAGAAGTTAAGAATTTAGAAGTAGGTGGAAGAAATTTATTGCTCGGAACATCCAACACACTGCTCGTTGATAATACTACAGATTTTGCATATAGTGAAAAAACTGTGATGTATACGCTATGCGAAGAGATTACTAATGATCCGAAAGCGTTTCTATTAAGTATCGAAAATTCATATTTAGTGTTCTCTTACGATATTAATGTATCTGAAATATATAAAAATCCTGATAAAACTCTAAATAGAGCTGGTGGATATTTCACATTTAACTTTACAAATACAGAAACCGGAGCTATGACGGCATGGTATGGCACACATAGCTCTGGAATAAGTGCTACATCAAATGTGTTCGGCACGGGTAATTCTTTATTTTCTGTAGGAGATGAAGTAGTCAGTTTCAAAGGACATTACGCTGGCTATTGTGTCATGTCTGCCAATGAAGGACCCACAATATTACGATCATTCTATGCGAACCCGGATCAATATACAGTTACAGTAAGTAAAGCATATCTTGAATTGCGAGGTTATACGAAAGGCGGAACAATTAAAAACGCTAAATTGGAGATAGGTAACAAACCAACTAGATGGTCGCCAGCCCCCGAAGATATGACGACTAACGAGGAGACGAGTAAACTACAGACATCGTCTGCCGAATTGAGCTCACGAGTTACGACTGCGGAAAGTCTTATCGAGCAGTTATCGCATAGTATATCCATGCTCGTTACGGACGGTAATGGTACTTCACTCATGACGCAAACCGATACGGGATGGGTGTTCAGTACGGAAAATATTCAAAATACCGTAAATCGTATTTCTGAAGACTTATCCACACTATCGGATGATGTTGGCGATGTTGACAATACTGTTTCGATTTTGCAGCAAGCAGTAGACGATTTAGGCATACTTGGCGAATACATACAGATCACTACGTACGAAGACGAGCCTTGTATAGAATTAGGAGAATTAGACAGTGACTTCAAGCTGCGTATTACGAACACGCGAATGATGTTTACTGAAGGTTCCGTCGTACTAGCATATTTTACTAACCAATCGTTCCACTCAAAAAAAGTGGTCGTAGAGGAAGAATTACAACAAGGCGGATTTGTTTGGAAAGCCAGAGCTAACGGAAATTTAGGACTTATATGGAAGGGAGGCAATAGTTAATGGCAACTGTTTCAAAATGGACGCCATTTGGTGTCGCTTTAGATGTCACTGCAACTGCGGGGACCGTGACTAGAACATCAGCTACTCAATACAAAGTAGTAATTAATGCTTCCTGGGAGACTTATTACTCCGGAGCACAAACCAATTATGGTATGACCGCTGCTTCTGGCGGCGTTACGCATACGATAAGCGCATTTAATGGAACGAAGAGAAGTAGTGGTAGCGGCTCGTTTACAGGCACATATTCGATAAGTGGTAACGGATCGGCCACTAAATCTATTACAGTTACTTTTAGAAACTTTAATACTGATAACGGCGATTCTGCTACCAAGAACGTAACATTCAACGTAACTGTCCCCGCTTGGACTTCTTATACGATTAAGTATAACGCAAACGGTGGTTCAGGCGCACCTAGTAATCAGACTAAATGGAAAGGTCAAACACTCGTGCTCTCCAGCACAAAACCTACTAGGACTGGTTACTCGTTCTTAGGATGGTCTACGTCATCAACTGCAACATCTGCTTCATGGGCAGCAGGAGCAAATTACACCACAGACGCTGCAGCAACTCTTTATGCAGTATGGAAGGCTAACACATACACCGTTAAATATAACGCAAACGGCGGCTCAGGAGCACCAGGTAATCAGACTAAAACATATGGCGTAGCCCTCACTCTATCAAGTACAAAACCTACTAGAGCTAACTATAATTTCAAAGGTTGGGGTACGTCAGCATCTGCAACTACTGTATCTTACGCGTCTGGTGCAAGTTATACGGCCAATGCAGGAATAACACTATACGCAGTATGGGAAATAGCTTATATAAAACCAAGGATATCCAATGTGTCTATTGTTAGAAGCGACTCTAGCGGAACTGCAGCAGATGACGGCACGAACGGCCTAGTCGTATTTGACTGGGAATGCGATCAAACCGTAAGTTCAATAGTGATCAAGTGGAAATTGCCCTCGGATACGACATGGACGAGTTCTACTGTAACTGCTAGTGGAACGAGCGGTACTGTCTCTCACGTAATTGGTTCGAATGCTTTAAGTACGGAATCGTCTTATGATATACATATTACTGTTACCGACGGTGGTGGTAGTTCTTATGCGGTTGGTACTTTAACTAGTATGAGATTTGTTGTAGACTTCTTAGCTGGTGGTAAAGGCGTAGCCTTTGGTAAAGCTGCCGAGTTAGATGGCGTCGCCGAATTTGAATTTGAAGGTAAATTTAATAGCGCCGTATATGGTAACGCTTTGGGTATGGGTAGACTTCCCGAAATTCCTGCTAATGCAGATTTTAATAACTATATGGAAACTGGTTGCTATGCGGTTTATCGAAATGATAATGCTTCTACCATAGCGAATATGCCCGTAGCAAGAGCTGGACGTTTAGAAGTGTGGTCGGCAACCGGTGAGGGAATTCGTAGTGAACAGTGGTCCTACTTACGCCAAAGATTCGTTCCGTATAACATCACGAACGCTGTATGGGAAAGAGATATTACTAGAAATTCGGACAATGTTTGGACGTATTACGATTGGTATCGAACAACCCTTACTCCAGATGCATCTAGTAAAGTCTATCACGAGCAAAAAATATTATGGGAAGGCACTAGATATATGACTGCTGATCATACCATAAATTTGGCCGAAGCCGTTAGTCTCCAGCCAAATGGTATTGTGTTGGTATTTAGTAAGTATAATTCTACAACTGGAGCAGCAGAAGAAAACAATTTTAATAGCTTCTTCGTTCCCAAATTATTCATCACGAGTCATAAAGGGTACGGCAACGCTTTTACCATGATGGATATCAACTTTGGACAAATTTGTCACAAATATCTATATATAAATGATACGTATATATCCGGTCATGCGAATAATTCCGCAACCGGCACCGGCACAAGCGGTATCGTATACGCAAATAATAAGTATGTTTTACGCTATGTGTACGGCGTATAAAATGTTTAAAAGGAAGTAATCGACATGACAATATTAGAATTTCTCATTGCTGGTGGTATACCGTCCGCTGTTATGGGTTTCATCGTTTGGTATTTTAAACGTTCGATTGAATTGAAAGATGAAAAACGTAGAGAAGAAGAATATAGACGAGAGGAAGAACGTAAAGAAGCAGAAAAGCAACGTATTGAGCGTGAAAAGAAAGTTGAAAAACTAATGCTCTATATTATGCAAACCAGTCGGGCTACGAATGTATTAGCTGAAGCGACTGCCAAGGCTGTGCAACGTATTCCCGATGCTCACTGTAATGGCGATATGCACGCAGCATTAGAGTTAGCCAATAAGATTCAAAATGAAGAAAAAGATTTCATAATGGATCAAGGCATACAAAATATATTCGAAAGTTAATAGAGAAAGAGGGCGCGTATTATACAACCCCTCTTCTTTTTTGTTCGCGTTATAAACATCCTATAATATGGAAAACAATAAATTATAGGAGAAATACAATTATGAAAAATGAACTTTTTAAAGTAACTATTAAAGTTAAGCACAAACTTGGCACCGACGCATTTACGCTCGGAGAACTTTACGGAATATCTCGTATGATTACTGGAAGTGTTCCAATCAAAGGAGCAAAACTCGATAATAAGACACCTAAATTAGGTGAAGGATTAATGGGTTTCGCAGACTCTGAGGAGAACGCCATAAAGGATACAGACGAATATGAAAACAAGTTTTTCAATGTACAATGCACGAAACGCCAGTACAAGGAACTTGCTAGGACGATTGAAAAGATTCATCCTGATTTATGTATATTCGACATAAGAGGATTGATTTAACCAAAAAAAGAGGAGAACCATTTACAGGCTCTCTTCTTTTTGCTAAAATCGGGTGTAAATGGACTATCTCAGTCCATGATGTCCGGTTCCACCGTTAAATCACGTATAAAAAATAACGTCCGTAACCCGCTTTCCATCAAGCTTTATCTCCTTGATAAGGTCCTGCCAGAACTCTTGTTTCTCTTCGGGCTCTAACGTTGAGTACATTGTTCTAAAATCAGTAGCTAGCAATTCTTTAAGGTGGTCTACATTCCTTGGCTTAGTATCTGCATATTCTTTTTCGGCCTTGGCGATCAGTAATTTAATCTCCGCATCTTCTTTGAAATATTCTTCGTCAGTTTTGTTACCAGCCATATAAGTTACGTTCAAACGTCTTAACCGTTCTTTCAAATTCTTTAACACTCGCTCGACGTCAGATTTATTTTTAGGATGGTTAGCTTCCACTTCAACTTCCGCAATAGTATTTTTCATGAACTCGTCCAGACGTTCTAATAATTGTTTCTCAGTTTTAATTTCAGTCACCGCCTTATGATTTTCGCAACCGCGTCCTCTCCAAGCACAACGGTATGATTTGTTAATTCTACCATATCTTCGGTCACAATCACCACATAATTTATGTCCGCATTCATGGCATCGCATTAACCCTCTGAAGTAATATGGTACCCCAGTAGGAGTTCCTTTAATAGTATCTCGTTCTTGAAATTTAAGGAAATCTTCTGGTGTTACGTACGCTGGACAAAAGTCCTGAACACCACGATGTATTCCGCAATAGAAGTCACTCTGGGTCATTCGTTTCCAAGACTTCCAATCTTTATTTATACCATACACATCAACCATATGGCGGATAGCTTTGTTGAGATTGTTAGATTTGATCAAAATATCCCAAAACTCTTGAACTGCTTTTTGAGTCTCTGGGTCTTTCACCAATCTACTAATACCGGTTTCATCCTCTTCTTTCTTGTACCCAAACGGTAATGCTTTACCTCCGAAACATGCAATCTTATTTTTTCGTTTTTGTTCTAGCACTACTTTAATACGCTCTGCTGTTCTATCGCGTTCATTCTGAGCGACCGCCAAGAAAATCGTAATAGCCATTTGACCGTTAGCTGTAGTAGTATCGTAGTTTTCTTGAATAGCTTTCCATTCGACTTTATTATTATCAAGAACATCTTGTACTTTAAAATATTCTTTAACGGACCGGAACCAACGATCTAATTTGGTGAATAATATCATATCAATCTTCCCAGCTTCCACATCGTCTAATAAACGTTTAAGATCAGGACGTTTTAACGGCGGCTTTGCTCCAGATATCCCTTCGTCCAGATAGACCCCGACGACTTTCATATTGTTTTCTTTAGCGTATTTCTCTAATGCTTCTACTTGGGCTTCAATTGAATAACCACTAAGTGCTTGCTCTTCCGTACTAACCCTTCCATAAATACCTACTCTGATAATTCTGCTCATGATGTAATTTCCTCCAGTTTTACCAATATTTACTCGTTGATTTTCAATTTTACAATTTTTATAATATTTTCAGAACATTTGTTCTAACTAAACCTTGCCCCGGTTGAAAGGAGCCGTATTACCACGTGAAGCAAGAATTACTCGAACTATTAGAAACACTCACTGAAGACGAGATTGAATACTTGTACGAATTTGCTAAGAAGTTATTTACTTTCTAAGGCTACGTATAAGGTCTCGCACCATTTTTTGGTTCTCCTCACTCAATAAATAATAATCCTTAATAGATTCCATCAACTCAAAATCTGTAATTATCCTGACATGAAGATCAGCGGCGTCTCTTGGCGACTCAGTAAAGATGAGCTCTGATGGTCTAATATTTAAAGCACTTGCAATTTTCTGTAAGGTGCTTCTTTTTATATTTACGACTCTTCCATTTTCGTATTTAGCTATGGCTGATTTCTGGACGCCAACTATATCTCCAAGTTCTTGCTGTGTAAGCCCCCTTTCTAATCTAGCTTTCTTAATTTTTTGTCCTATTTCCAACTGTGTACCTCCCTTCGAGTGTCTTTATTATAAACTTTTATGTCTAAAAAATCAATTTTAGTGTTGACATACACTTTTAGGGCGTAGTAAAGTAAAAGTGTCTTAATTAGACACCGAGTGAGGAGAGCCGAGAAATGAAATCTAGAATAGAAGAGGTACTTAGTCGAATTTTAAGTCAGAAGCACGACGCTAAGATTCAAATTAAGTTTAAGGAGGATGAAAATGAGAAAAGACGACATCATCACAGAACTAGTCGAGCTGATTCTACTGCAAGAAAGAGAGCTTGATTCGCTTAAAAGAAAAATTAAAAGAATCGAAGAATACATAGAAGTTTACGAAGAGTACATAAGAGGTGAAGATTGATGGCTACGAATTTACGAGCTGAACTATCCATACGTAACAAATATCGTATTGATAAACATCGACATTACGAACTCAAACATTTTTGTTTACAGTACCCAAGTTGGAAACAAGCATACGCTGAGTTCGATGACGAAGGGATGCCGCTTTCGATGATCGAGAGAGTTTCAACCAGCAACCTTCCAGGCGATCCGACTGCTAAGCGAGCAATAATGAAAACTCATTACGCTGAGAAAATGCATCTGGTTGAGAAAGCCGCAATGGAAGCTGACAGATATTTATCTGAATACATATTAAAAGCAGTAACTGAAAATCTATCATATTCGTATTTAAAGTCAAAGATGGGTATACCGTGTGGTAAGGACATGTACTATGATCGGTATAGACGATTCTTTTGGCTATTAAATAAATTAAGAGGATAAAATTTGGAGGATGATATTTATGAAAAAATCACTATTAATCTCAACAACTACAGCATTGGTTTCTTTGGCAGCATCTTACGGAACTAAGAAGTTAATTCAGTATTATCTAGACAAGCGCGAAGAACGCGGTGTAAACATCTCCTTAAATGAAGAAACATTAGAATCTTAAGGAGGTAAGAAATTATGGATAATCAAAATGGAGGAATTCTTGCTACGGTATTAAAACTCGTAACTGGATACTTTATCGTTGAACTTATCATTAAACTTGTTGGTGAATTAAGAAAATAATTTAATTCAAGAAGGACAGGGTCTAACACAGGCTCTGTTCTTTTTCATTTTAGCCGCGGTTTTTTCATGTTCTATTATGATAAAAAGAAATATTAAAAGGAGGTAACAATATGAAGCTGTTTTTTGAGAAGCTTACATATATATTACTTATATTAGTATTGGTATCTACACTAATAGTCAACATCATACCAGGTGTATACTATGCGGTGATAGTACCTTACAGTATATTAGGTTGTATATTTATGACTTCATCGACGGCATTTTTTGCGCTTAAATTTTATTATTGGATCAAAGAAAAAAATACTAAAAAAGGCTGAGCTCTGGCAAGGGCTCTTTCTTTTCGCTTTAGCCGCGGTTTTTTCATGTTCTAATATGAGAAATTAATAAAAGGAGAACTCTATATGATATTATCTGTCTGTTTATTTATCGCTGTTACGCTATTCATTATAGCGGCTATATATAGCCTGTCTATTCTGTTAGCATTTGGCGATATTATAATAGCAACGCTAATAATAATATGGATCATTAAACGAATTAGAAACTCAAAAGAAGGGGACTAGTGAGACTACACAGTCTCTTTCTTTTTAATTTAGATTAAATCTTTCTATTCTAGAATACATTTGCCGTACGCAGGTGACGCTGAAAGATGATATTTTAGTAGAGTGACAAATCGTACTTAAAGGAGGTATGCGATGGAAATATATTTAGTAATAGCTTTTAGTTTAGGAATCGTCATTGGAACTGCTCTGATGAATTTTATTTGGTTTAGACGCTTATACGGTGTCTTTAAGATCGACTGCACCGATCCGGAAAAAGATATCTGTAGACTCGAACTAAATAGTATGGACCTAGACGCACTAGCTAGACAGAACTACATTGTTCTAAAAGTAGACACCGAGTTTCCAAGTGAAACGCGTAAGTAACACGTCCTATTATGGACTACGTATCGAAAATTCATTATAAGGAGGTAACAAAATGAGCTTAGATACAAAATTGTTGGAAGACGAAATAAATTCAGAAGTCAAACTTCTAAAAGACATGGAAGCCGGAACAGACGAGTATAAGGTAACTATTGACGGAGTAACCAAACTTACAGACCGATACATCGAACTCCAAAAGCTTAAACAACAAGCAAATTCGCAAGTCACAGCCGAAGCACAACGTTCGCAAGAATTAGCTTTAAAACGTGAACAGCTTAAAAGCGAAAAACGAGGACGAGTGGTATCTAATATTCTGCAAGGAACTACTCTACTGGTTACCACAGGACTAACTGTCTGGGGAACTTACAAAACTATGGAGTTTGAAAAAGAAGGAACCGTAACCACAATATTTGGACGAGAATTCTTTAAGAACCTATTTCACAAGAAGTAACCGATAACCAAATCCAAAAGACGGAGCTCTATCAAGGGCTCTTTCTTTTCGCGAAAAATACCCTCCCTATTATGAACAGTAGTGAAACTGTTAAGGAGGATTAAAAAATGACGAAAAAAGCTAAAGAGAAATTACAAAAAGAACTAGAAGCACATGTTTCTAATCGATATCATCGCCAATTCGAAAAGGTTGAGGTAGTCGACAAGAAAACATGCAAACTAACGCTTAGCGTGAAACGAATTAGCAACGAACCGATTTCTATATTACTACCTATGGAATCACTAGGATTTAAAGTATAAGGGCAAACGCGAATGCCCTTTTGCTTTTTGATTGCGAGGGCATATATGCGATATCACTACGAACGACCTAAAATTTATTCGACTATGTATGGCGAAACCTACGAGTGCGATCATGTGGTATACGATCGGTGTACGTTATTCGCAATCGGCGATCTGGGTCTAGCAGTCATACAACAACGTTATGATCCTATTAATAAGGTCACATACTGGACCGAATTAGATCCTTGGCTTCCAGACGTACTATATCTAAGTCCTGGTTTCAAGGTCTTTTTCGATAAACGTGCTGGAGAATGTACGGACGGATTATATCCTACTGTTACGATACGCCAAATAATGTGGGCATTAAAATTAAAACCACTACCAAAAGAACGTTGGGAGACGTGTTTCGACAGGAAAGATATCTAATCCGCGGATTTTACATTTCCTAATATGAGAAACTTAAAAGAAAATTGGAGGTAATTAAATATGTCTTTTCTAGCGGCAATGGCACTTGGACTTACTGTATTAGCGACTATCTGTACTAACAAGGATAGAGCTAATAAGCAATCCCAAATGGAGGACAACGTAGTAAAGAAAGTTTTAAAAAAACTATCTAAAGACTAATAAGCAACTCAACAGGATGGGACTCACTATAAACAGTGGGTCTTATTCTTTAATTTAAAAAACTGAAAGGAGAAACAAATGAGCAAACACACTTTATTCAAAGCAACTCGAAGATTTCTATCCGAGCACACACCTGAAATCTTAACTGGACTTGGAGCGGCCGGCGTTGTAGTAACTGCGGTATTTTCGGCAAAAGCTACGCCCAAAGCTTTAAAGGCAGTTGAAGAGAAGAAGAGAGAACTACACACCGATAAACTTCCTATGAAAGAAACAATCAAATGCACTTGGAAGTATTACGTGCCAGCAGCATTATCCGGAGCAGCGTCTATCGCATGTATTCTTGGCTCCAACACCGTACACGCTAAACGTTATAGCGCATTAGCAGCAGCTTATAAGCTTTCCGAAACTGCTATAGCAGAATATCGCGAAAAAGTAGTAGAAACGGTTGGTGAAAAGAAGGAGCAGGAAGTACGCGAAGCTATAATGAGGGAAAAAGTTACCAAAAACCCGCCTAGTGGTAGTGAAATTATACAGACTGGTAAAGGCGATACTTTATGTTACGACAATACTTGCGGACGTTACTTCTATTCGAGCAAGATCGAAATAGAAAGCATCGCTAATGTATTAAACCGCAAAATGAATAACGGTGAAGAAATATCGTTGAACGACTTTTATACGGAACTAGGTTTGTATCCCACTGATATCGGTTATACCATAGGCTGGAGAGCCGATTGGAGTCTAATCAAGCCGCACTTTACTACTCAATTAGCCGACGACGGAAGAACGCCGTGTCTTGTAGTTGGATTCTGGTATCCGCCTAAGTATGGTTATGACAAATACTAACACGCGGATTTTACATTTCCTAATATGAGAAACTTAAAAGAAAATTAAAGGAGAAACTTTAAATGAACGAAATCATTGAAACCGTAGAAGCAACTGAACTCACCGAAGGTCCCGTTATGGTGGAACCCAATACCGACGGTTTAAGTCCCGCAGCTAAAGTTGGAGGATTAGCCCTTCTCGGCTTAGGCGTCTGGAAAGCAGGCGAGCTAACCGTAAAAGGCTTCAAGAAGATTAGAGCTTGGATTAAAAACCGCAGGAACAAAAACCAGCCGGAACAGGCCAATAGCGGAGAGCAAACTAACGCCACGCACGATGATTGCTTCGATCAGACGAAGTATGGCGACTAAAATTTTATCACAATTTACTCAAACAAAAAGAGGATATCTTAACAAGGTATCTTCTTTTCTGTTTGCTTAGATTTATTTACCGAAAGGAGAAAACTAGATGGAAATACCTGATATTAAACCAAATTCGCACAAATACAAACGCGAGCAACAGCAGCAGAAAGAACGTGCGCAAAAAGTTGTAAAAGGTGCTGCTCGTGTACAGAAGCAAGGCGAGCTATCCAAGCTTGCTAGCAAGTTTATTTCTGACGACGCTCATAACGTTAAAAACTATGTGCGTGACGACATTGTAATTCCTGCTGTAAAGGATACGATTCTCGACATTATTATTAAAGGCGCAACTATGATATTTGGTGGCGGTAGGAATAATCTACAAAAACATAACCCGCTATCTAATATTTCATATTACACAAATTATGCGGACAGATTCGCTCCTCAAAAAACGGTAGCTCAGCCTAGAGCAGCTAGCTCGCGATTCGATTACCAAAATATCGTATTCGCAAATAGAGCTGACGCCGAGCTTGTACTCGACCAAATGTGGGGTTCGATTCAACGCTATGGATATGTAACGGTCATGGACCTGTATGATATGGCCGACATGACTGCTCCATATACGAGCGATAAGTACGGCTGGTATGATGTTTCATCAGCGTCAGTAGAAAGAGTAATGGGCGGCTATATTATAAAATTACCAAAAGCCGCACCACTAGATTAAGGAGGTATTTATGAATAAAGATAAAAATAAAGTTGTCGGTTATTATATCGGCACAGTGCTAAGTACAATATTACTCGCTTGTATAGCGGTCTGCATAGGCGGCACGGCAATCGCTTTAACTACTAAATTATTATTATGGTTGTTCTAAGGAGGTAATTATGGAACAAAAATTTGTAGGTTTTGTGGATAAGAATAAAGAATACGCCGTAGCAGCATTCGATTATACCCATCCGGGCGGAATATTAGCGATGGGCTTATGTATTGCTGGTATGATCGGTGTCGGAAATTTTTTAGTAAATTTAATTACAAAAGGAGAATAACTAATATGGCAAATGGTCAATTTTTAAATAATTTAGCTAACTTCGCTTGCAAAGTAGGCTTCCAAATTAAAAAGCACAGTCCCGAGATTCTAATGGGTCTTGGCGCTGCCGGCACTGTAACTAGTGCTGTATTAGCTTGTAAAGCAACTCTAAAAGTAGACGAAGTAGCTAAAGAAAGCAAAGAAAAAATAGCAAAAATTCATACTGCTAGCGAAACCGGTGTTACCGAAGCAGGAGAAACCTATACTCAAGAAGATGCTAAGAAGGATTTAACAATCGTTTATACTAGAACGGCATTAGACATTGCTAAACAATATGCTCCCTCTGTTCTTTTAGGAGCCGCATCGCTTGCATGTTTCTTTGGTTCTCATAAGATACTTCATGGACGTAACATAGCTCTCGCTACTGCTTATGCTGCTGTGGATAAAGGATTCAAACAATACAGAGGCCGCGTAGTTGAACGCTTCGGCGAAAAACTCGATAGAGAATTAAAGTATAATCTTAAGACTAAAGAAATCGAAGAGACTATTGTCGACGAAAAAGGCAAGGAAAAGAAAGTAAAGAGAACCGTCGATAATATGGTCCCCGCAGACTTTAAACCCGAAGATTACAGCATTTTCGCTAGACTGTACGATATTGGCTGTATTGGTTGGACCAAAGATCCGGAACAGAATAAGTACTTCTTACTGCAACAGCAAAATTGGGCTAATGATTTGTTAAAGCACCGACATTACGTAACGGTTAACGACGTATACGAAATGCTAGGATTCCCTAAAACAGCATTGGGTCAATCACATGGTTGGGTTTACGACGAGAAGAATCCTCGTGGAGATAACTATATTGATTTCGGCATTTTCGATATAACTAGAGAATCTAACAAGGATTTCGTAAACGGCTATGAACGTTCTATCATTCTCGATTTCAATATTGACGGTAATATCTTAACCGACATCGAACGAATCGAGCGCGAGGCTCATCGTTTGATTTGAAATGATCTCGGTCCCGGATATTCTTGGACCGGAGACCCTTACCAAGACATGATGGACTATATAGATTCTAAAGATTAGAAAGGAGTTTTATAATGACAGGTCGGGAACTGATCATTCATATTCTGAATAATAATCTCGAAGACGAACCTATATTTAAAGATGGTAAACTAACAGGATTCAAAACTATCGGAGAAGTTGCCGAAGAATTGGAGGTAGGTGCAGCTACAGTTCTAACTTGGTTGAATCTCGGATATTTGGACTGTATAGTACTTGGTAGTATGATATTTATACCTGAAAATTTAAATAACATAAGAACGGAGGATAGAAAGGTTGAATAGCAAGTTAGGAACAGTATTGTCGTTTACGTTAGGGGCCGCTATCGGTTCCTTCGTAAGCTGGCAAATACTTAAAAATAAGTATAAACAAATCTCTGATCAGGAGATAGCAGACGTTAAAGCCAGATACGTGGAATTGTATGGCGATAAAAAAGAAAATAATACGCCCGAACTTCCTGCTCCTGAAAAAGAAAACACAGAACAAAATATTAAAGATTATGCCGCTATGCTGGCCAAAAGCGGCTATACCAATTATTCTAATACTGAAGAGCCCGAAGAAGTTCTTAGCAAGCCCTATGTTGTTGACGCTGCCGATTTCAGTGATGATTTCGAGTTAGTTACTCTTACTTACTTCAATGACGGAGTACTAGCGGACAAAGATTTAAACATCATTACTGATTTAAAAGGGACTGTTGGGGATGATGTCGGACGCTATTTTGAGGACGAACTAGACGACTCTGTATATATCAGAAACGACGTCACTAAACAAGAATACGAGATTTTACGTGACACTAAAGATTACGCTGATGCAGTACGTATGTCTAGCCCGCGTTAATCGGAGGTATGAATTTGCTAACGAACATACGAGAGGATTATTTTGAGTGGATGCTCAATTTAGCCTGTGGTGATTTATACGCTAAGCAAATTTCTTTCAAAAAACTGTTAACTCATTTACACACGACAGAATTCAAATACATAATTCCGCGAGACCGCAACCGAGCAGAAGACGGTATATGCTTAAGACGTCGTTATATTCTTGACAACGGACTAGAATACATGTATGACCAAGTAATAGACGCTTTATATGGCCCGTGCAGCATCCTTGAAATGATGGTGGCCTTAGCATTGCGCTGTGAAGAGGATTATGCGGACGACCCAGGCGTTGGCGATAGGAGCCGTCAATGGTTTTGGAGCATGATTAGAAGTCTTGGTTTAAGCGGCATGACTGATATGAATTATGATTTTTCATATGTAGAAATGGTACTTGACCGATTCGTCAAACGTCAATACGAACCTGATGGACGAGGCGGACTATTTACTATTAAGAACTGTAGGTACGACTTACGAGAATGGGAAATCTGGTATCAGTTAGGTTGGTATTTGGAGACAATTGTATAGAAATCTAACGAAAGGAGACTAGAGAATGTAATGCTTGATTTTTTAAAGATTTCAACGCGTACTGTAAAAAAAGACGTAACCGAAATCTTTCCTAAGTTCATAATTGGCGCTAGCTCTGATCTTATGATTCGAGGAGGAGACTTCTATGCAATATGGATAGAGGAGCGCGGGTTATGGTCGACTGACGAACAAGACGCTCTGCAAATAATAGACCGTGAGTTAAAAAAATTCTACGACGAGAATAAGCAACGGTTCGAAGGTATAGTTAAAGTATTATACATGTGGGATTCCGATACTGGAATGATCGATAAATGGCATCGATATTGTCAAAAGCAGATGCGAGACACATTTGCGCCTCTTGACGAAAAATTAATATTTTCTAATGACGTAACTACTAAAAAGGATTTCGCCAGTAGAAGATTAACTTATCCGTTGGAAAAAGGCAGTATCGAGGCTTACGACAGATTGATGTCGGTGCTATATTCCCCGGAGGAACGCCACAAACTCGAATGGGCCATAGGAGCTATCGTAACCGGTGACTCTAAATTCATACAGAAATTTATAGTTCTATACGGTGCGCCAGGTACAGGTAAATCGACGATTTTAAATATCATACAGCAACTTTTCGAGGGTTATTATTCGGTATTCGATGCGAGAGCATTGGGTTCGAGTAGTAACTCTTTTGCTTTGGAGGCATTTAAGTCAAATCCGTTAATTGCGTTGCAGCACGACGGCGATTTATCTAGGTTAGAGGATAATACGAGACTTAACAGTTTAGTGGCTCATGAATTAATGACCGTAAACGAAAAGTTCAAATCCGCATATTCGAGTCGGTTTAACTGCTTCTTATTTCTAGGTACAAATAAGCCAGTAAAGATTACCGATGCTAAATCGGGTTTATTACGAAGACTTATCGACGTAACTCCTACTGGTAAAAAACTTAGTCATAAAGAGTATAAGAATTTAATCAAACAGGTCGAATTCGAACTAGGGCATATCGCATGGCATTGTCGCGAAGTATATCTTGAAAATCCGGGAATGTACGATAACTATATGCCTATAAATATGCTTGGCGCATCCAATGATTTCTATAATTTCATGCTTGATTCGTTCCATGTATTCAAAACCGAAGACGGAACAACATTAAAAGCCGCATGGGAAATGTATAAAAATTATTGCGACGACGCGAAAGTACCATATCCGTTACCTCGAAGAAATTTCCAAGAAGAATTGAAGAACTATTTCTACGAGTTTAACGAACGGTTTAACTTTGAGGACGGTTCAAGGGTTCGCAGTTATTACAGTGGGTTCCGATTAGATAAATTTGACATCGGTGAACCTGTAAAAAAGAAAGAAGAACAAAAAATACGTACACTACAATTTACAAGCACTACCTCTATATTCGATGAGGAATGCGCTAAGTGCCCCGCACAATATGCAAGTCAAAAAGAGACGCCTACAAAAAAGTGGGAATCTGTGACGACTACTTTATCAGAGTTAGATACGAAACAATTACACTATGTTAAAGTTCCAGAAAACCATATCGTTATAGACTTTGATATTCCGGATAAAAACGGAAATAAATGTTTCGCATTAAACCTTGAAGAGGCTAACAAATGGCCAGCTACATATGCGGAGCTTAGTAAAAGCGGACAGGGGATTCACTTGCATTATATTTATACTGGTGACCCCACAAAACTCAGCCGAATATACGACGATCATATTGAGGTAAAAGTATTCACTGGCGGGAGTTCACTACGAAGAAAACTTACTAAGTGTAATGACCTGCCTATCGCTAATATTAGCTCAGGATTACCATTGAAAGGAGAAGATAAATTGGTTAATTTCGAGGCTGTAAATAGCGAGAAAGGTCTTAGAACATTAATCAAACGTAATCTCAATAAAGAGTATCACGGCGCTACTAAGCCGAGTATCGACTTTATTTACAGTATTTTAGAAGATGCTTATGTTGGAAAACTCGGTTACGACGTATCAGATATGCGTAACGATGTTCTAGCATTCGCAGCAAATAGCACAAACCAGGCAGCTTATTGTATTAAGCTTGTCAGTAAAATGAAATTTAAATCAGAGGAACCTTCCGAACCAGGGCCGGAGAAAGACACTAATGATAGCTTTGTATTCTACGACGTAGAAGTATTTCCTAACTTATTTCTAGTTAACTGGAAGTTTGCCGGGGAGCAACGACCTGTCGTGCGAATGATAAATCCAAGTCCTTCCGATATCGAGGGTTTAATGAAGTTTAAATTAATAGGATTCAACTGTAGGCGATATGATAACCATATGTTATACGCTAGGTTGATGGGATATAGCGAGAAAGAATTATTCGAATTATCGCAAAGCATCATAGGCGCTGCTAAAGGTGATAATAATAAGCACATGTTCGGTGAAGCTTATAACTTATCGTATACGGACGTTTATGACTTTGCAGCAAAGAAGCAATCTCTTAAAAAATGGGAGATCGAACTTGGATTACACCACCAAGAATTAGGTTTGCCGTGGGACCAGCCGGTTCCAGAAGAGATGTGGACCAAGGTTGCGGAGTACTGCGATAATGACGTTATTGCGACTGAGGCGGTATTTAATCACCTGAAAGGCGACTGGATGGCTAGGCTAATACTGGCTGAGTTGGCTGGAATGACGCCGAATGATACTACTAACTCGCTTACTACTAGAATCATATTCGGCAGGGAACGAAAACCGCAATTAGTATATACCGATCTTGCTACTGGTGAACAGTTTGGCAGTTTTGGTACAAAGAAAAGCGAAATTCTTAATGCCTTTCCTGGCTACGAGTATATTAACGGCAAGAACATGTACCGTGGAACCGATATGGGCTTTGGCGGGTATGTCTACGCTGAACCCGGAATGTACACGAATGTTGCTTTATTAGACGTTCAAAGTATGCATCCGAATTCCGCGGTTAATTTGAATGCCTTTGGCGAATATACTCAGCGTTTTAAAGATATTTTAGACGCGAGGGTAGCGATCAAGCATGGCGAATTAGACAAAGTTCGAAAGATGTTCGAAGGAAAACTGACGCCATATTTGGACAATGAAGAAACTGCCGCCGATTTAGCGCAGGCTCTTAAGATAGCAATCAATAGCGTATACGGGTTAACTTCGGCTAGCTTCGATAATCCTTTCAGAGATGCTCGAAATAAAAACAATATCGTTGCGCTTCGAGGCGCATTATTTATGAGAACTCTGCAGGATGAAGTACAAGCAAGAGGTTTTACAGTGGCGCATATTAAAACGGACTCGATTAAGATACCCGATGCAACTCCGGAAATTATTCAATTCATAATGGACTTTGGCACTAAATACGGTTATATTTTCGAGCACGAAGCCACTTATGATCGAATGTGTTTAGTTAACGATTCGGTATATATTGCTAAATACAAAGATGGAAAACATGCAGGGGAATGGACTGCGACCGGTAAGCAATTCCAAGTACCTTACGTATTCAAAAAGTTGTTCAGTAAAGAACCAATTGTATTCGAAGATATGTGCGAAACTAAATCGGTAACGTCTTCTATATATTTGGATAAAAACGAAGGACTTCCCGAAGGCGAACATGAGTATCAGTTTATCGGTAAAGTTGGCTTATTCGCACCTATTAAACCGGGCTGCGGTGGCGGTATTCTTGTGCGAGAAGGACGAGCTTCTGACGGTTCAATTAAATACGACTCCGTAACGGGAACATTAAAGCCCGACAGAAAAACACCTTACCGTTGGCTAGAAGCCGAATTCGTTAAGACAATGAACAAAACGGATAGCATTGACGAGTCATACTATACGAAACTAGTAAATGATGCTGTCGAAACTATCTCGCAATACGGAGACTTCGAATGGTTTGTCTCGGACGACTCTGTTCCGCAGACTCTCGAAACGCCCCCTTGGAAAGTAGCTTGCGGCAAAGACACTTGCGAGGGTTGCCCGCACTTTACTAACGATGCATATCACTTCGATTGCGCTTTAGGTCATGACATTGGGGATATGCTGCTAATGAACGAAGAAACATTAAAATTTAAAACAAAAGGAGAATAAAAACTATGAATATTAGATTTATGGAAGACGGCACAATACAAATGGATAACGCCAGAATTTGTTGGCGTAATTTCAGAGGTGCGGCAGTTGCATATAATACCGAAGGCGATCGTAACTTCTCGGTCATTATCGAAGATAGCTGCATTCAGCAAAAAGACGAAGCTGGCAATATCGTAGAAACGCCTATATTGGCTCTCGATCTTGCTAATATGCTCAAAGATATGGGCTGGAACGTTAAAATCAAGACACCGGATGATCCCGATGAACAAACTTTCATACATCTTCCCGTTAAAATCAAATTCCTTAACTGGAGACAGCCTATTTTCTGGCTTAGAACTAATGGGGTTATGAATAAACTCGAAGATGAGGACTCTATCGGTATTTTAGACGATGTCGAAATCGCTAGAGTTGATTTGGATATTTATCCTTATGATTGGACCATGCCTAACGGACGCTCTGGACGCACCGCACGCCTTCAATCCATCTGCGTTACCCAACTTGTTCGTGATAGATTCGGTGGTCATTTATGATATATAAGAGACGCAGAAAACAATCCAACACACTCGTCGAAAAAAAAGTAGACTGCTCTAAATGCAAGAACGCCGTATTCGATGAGGTTTGGGGCGAATACAAGTGCAAAGCACACGGAATACGTATATATGATATTAGTAAAATATTATCATGTGACGAATATATAGAAAGCAGAAAGTGAAACATGCGAGGTGTGCGATAGAGTCATGACCTCCAATACGAAAAAGCCGTTCCTTTATGATTATCAAGAAGAAGCAGTAGACAACATGAAAAACGGTTGTATATTATGCGGTGGCGTGGGCTCTGGCAAGTCTAGAACCTCGTTAGCATATTACTTCCGGCAGTGCGGGGGCGATTGGAAAAACGGCGTCTATACCCCAATGACGGCCCCAAAAGACCTATATATCATAACTACCGCAAGAAAGCGGGATACCCTTGAATGGGAAGCGGAATTAACTCATTTCTTAATAACCAAAAATAAGGATCTCGCTTACTATAAAGATATGAATGTCGTCGTAGACTCGTGGAATAACATTAAAAAATATTCTAATGTTTACGACGCATTCTTTATATTTGATGAACAGCGTGTCGTTGGCAGCGGCGCGTGGGTTAAAGCATTTATCAAAATCGCAAATAAGAATAAATGGATATTGCTCTCGGCCACGCCAGGAGATACCTGGTCGGATTATATTCCGGTATTCGTAGCGAACGGTTTTTACAAAAACAAAACAGAGTTCATACACGAACACGTTATATATTCTCGCTTTACAAAATACCCGAAAGTAGACCGATACATAAACACTGGAAGGCTGCTACGACTGCGTAACGAAATTCTAGTCGACATGGATTTCAAACGAAAGACCATAGCGCATCATGAAGATATATGGGTTAAATACGATCCGATTAGCTATAAAGACTTAGGTAAGCTACGTTGGAATCCGTATACAAATAAACCTATTAAAAATGCTGCTGAGCTTTGCTACCTGTGGCGCAAGCTAGTCAATATGGACGAGTCTCGACAGGTCGCTTTACTAGAGATATTCGAGCAGCATCCTAAACTAATTATATTTTATAACTTCGATTATGAACTCGAATTGCTGAAGAACTTATTTAATAGCGCAGGAGTTGCGGTGGCGGAATGGAACGGTCATAAGCATCAACCAATACCGGAAAGCGACACTTGGGTGTATTTGGTTCAGTATACCGCAGGAGCCGAAGGTTGGAACTGTATTAAAACAGACACGATCGTATTCTTCTCACAAAATTATAGCTATAAAATAATGCAACAATCAGCGGGACGAATTGACAGATTGAATACTCCTTTTACGGATTTATATTACTATCACTTCAAATCTAAAGCTGGGATTGACATCGCTATTAATAGGGCTCTAAAAGAAAAAAGGAACTTTAATGAATCTAAGTTCGTTAGTTGGTAAACGCGCGAAAAACATTCTCTTTTATGAAATAAGATTAACTCTTATTCATCGAATTTACTGGAGGAACTTTAAAATGAGAAGACCAAAAACTATCGAAGAGCAAAGATATTACGAACTACTATGCAGCGTTCCCGAATCAGCAATAATCGACTATTTACACGCTAAACTTAATTTATACAAATTAGTAACCGGCGACACGAAACTCTTAAAGAGACTTAAACGGAAAAATATATCCGAAGAGGTCTATAAAGACGCACAACTCGCTAAGGTTGACGAATGTAGAGATTTCTTTATGCGTGGAGATTACGATTTTACTTATGGGAAACAGCCTGGTAAAAAAGTAATAGAAGCACTTGATGCTAGGTTTAACCACGAAGTTATACCAACATACGATGAAACCGGAGAATGGATGTATTTCAGTATGTATATTAGACAATAATAATGCAACAACTCAGAACAGAGTCATTGGAAACAGTGGCTCTTGTTCTTTTTTATTTTAAAAAATTTACCGAAAGGAGAAAGAAAAGTATGGATAAAAATAATTATTATATAGTTCGTGGCGATAGCAGCGGCGTATTTTTTGGCAATATTAAAGAGCGCAACGGCAAAGAAGTAACTATGACAAACGTTCGCCGTTTGTGGTATTGGGCAGGGGCGTGCTCTATTAGTCAGTTAGCACAAGAAGGAACTGTCAGCCCTTCAAGTTGTAGATTCACTGTAACCGTTGACGAAGTAATAGTTTTAGACGCTATCGAAATTGATAAATGCTCTAAAAAAGCCGTTAAGTGTATTAAGGAAGTTGCCGAATGGAAAATGGATTGATTTTAAAGTGGCTTAGTGGCGATGGCTATGGTTCTGGTTCTGGCTCTGGCTCTGGCTCTGGCGATGACTGTGGCTATGGCGATGGCTATGGCTATGGCTCTGACTCTGGCTCTGGCTCTGGCTCTGGCTCTGGCTCTGGCTCTGGCTCTGGCTCTGGCTCTGGCTCTGACTCTGGCTCTGGCTCTGGCTCTGGCTGTGGCGATGGCTGTGGCTATGGTTCTGGCTCTGGCTCTGGCTTTGGCTGTGGTTCTGGCTCTGGCTTTGGCTATGGCGAAAAACTTATAAAAGTAAACGGCGAGGACGTGTATTATATAGACAGTGTCCCAACTATTATAACGGCAATTTTGGGCAATTACGCAAAAGGTTATACGGTTGGTGGTGATTATCAATTAACCCCTTGCTACGTAGCTAAAAGCCCTAACGGGTTATTCGCTCACGGCAAAGACCTTCACGAAGCAGAAGGAGCCCTTCTTGAAAAGATTAACGAAAGTCTGACCGAAGAAGAACGAATTGAGCTTTTTTGCCAAACGTTCAAAAAGGGCGAAAAATACAAAGGCGACGTTTTCTCTACTTGGCATCATCATCTAACGGGCTCTTGTCTATTTGGTAGAAACCGTTTTATCGAGGAACATAATCTGGATTTAGAAGCGGAATATTCGGTATTAGAGTTCATATCCATTTGCGAGAATGCTTACGGTTCCGAAATTATTAAAAAACTAAAATATTACTATATATAAGGAGAAAGAAAAGTATGAAATGTCCAAAATGCGGCGCTCAAGCCAAAGTTATTGATGTAGCTGACGTACCCGAAAACCAAGAAAAATACCGCAAAAAGGTATGCACTGAATGCGAGCATGTTTTCTACACTGTTGAATTCGAAGCTGAGGTTAATGAATCCTTCAAGAAGCTATATATTGAACACAGTAGAAAATATAAAAACAACCATAATCAAGCCCTTAGACGCAGCAAGCATGTTCCGCCCTGTCCCGTATGCGGCAACACCGTTTGCGCTGTTAATATCTTAGAGGACGAAGAAACCGGATTATTATATAAGGTCTTTACCTGCGCTGACTGTGGTAGGGAGTACGAAGATGATTGATATTGAATATCATGAAATATATGGCTTTGAGTCGGCTATAAGAGGTATGCGCAATCCCCTTAATAGTTGGGATAAGAGCGATAGCTATTGGGACTACCCCGAATATCCTGACAGATTTGTAATCGGTCCTAACGATCTCGATCTCATGAAAAGATTAGCAAAAGCTGGTTCGAGTCACCGCAAATACTTACGTATGATAACTGTATATGTAGATATCACAGCGCCTTTGTATTGGTGGAAGGAATTTGACACTTATAAGGTGGGAACGGTTGCGAACTCATGCTCAACTATGCACAAGATTCATGCTAAGAAGTTTACGTTGGACGATTTCTCGACAGATCATTTATTGCCTCATAGTGTTGATGTGTTAAAAACAACCATAGGTACACTCAATGAATGTCGAGACTTATATTTAGGTTTTGACGGATTCAAACATATTTATGGCGAACACGAAAAGAAAAAATATTGGTGGCAATTGATTCAACTTTTGCCCAGCAGCTACAACCAGAAACGTACAGTAATGCTTAATTACGAAGTTCTGGCTAATATATACCATGACAGAAAAAATCACAAACTCGACGAGTGGGTTAACTTCTGTAAATGGATCGAAACCCTGCCTTATTCTGAATTAATAACTGGTGAAGAAAAATAAAAAATTTAAATAGAAAGGAGAATCTATGGAAGCAAAAATTATTTTAACTTTGAAGCAAGAAGCCCTCGAAAAAATCATGAAAAAATATGATTTAGTTAGCGCGGCAGAATTAAAGGGATATCTCAAGACCGAAGGTACTTTTGATGAAATAAAAACGAGCTACGAAGACGACTGGAATATAGAACTTAAAGTCGAACCTAAGCGCAGAGATGGCGTTTCTGCTCTCATAAATTTAGCGTATCCTATGGAAAAATGTAGTTTTATTATAGGTGTTGATTTAGCTAAACCTGAAGTAAAAGAAGTTAAACGTCCTGCTAAAGTTGGTGAATATATTAAGATTGTTGAAGCATGCGATAACGTTGGAGCATACAAAAACGGTGATGTTCTTCAAGTGGAATCTACGGGAACTTGTTGTGCAAAGCCCATGGTAAACGTAACAAAATTCACTTGGCCTTTTATTTGGGAAAAAGAATACGTTGTATTGGAAAACTATGAACCTCCCAAGAAACCCGAAGTAAAGGAAGTTAAGCGTGAAGCCGAAGTTGGTGAATGGATTAAGATTGTAGATGCCGATTTCACTTTGGGTAAGTATAAAAATGGTGACATTTTAAAAGTTAGAGAGCCTAAAAACTACGGCAAACGTACTGGCGTTTATGTCGAAAACATTACTTCTCTTTTTATTGCTCATGACGAATACGTAGTTCTTGAAAACTACAACCCCGAGGACGGTGAAAACAAATAATGTTCCATCATAAGATTTTGGAAAAGTTCAAAGAAATATTTCCTGGATGGGCAAGCGATATTTATCAATGGAAACCTGCTGGTAAGAATATTATCGAAATTAAAATTACAAGCCGCAAGGACGAGCTCATATTCGAATATCGCAGTCCTAAATGGTGGTGTTTGCGAAGCAAAGAGTTTCTTTTGGAGGTAACTACTAAATGAGCAGTGTAACTGTAGAATACATGCGTTCGGCCATATCTGATGTATATCCTTCTAGAGAATGGCGAGAGCGAGTCGATAAGATGCCTAACGATCAAATTATAGCTATATATCATAGCTTCTTAGAAACTGGCAGGTTCGAAAAAGGGCCTGCCAAGAAACCTAAGTACGAACTTAAAACGAACGATAAGGACGCCGACCATAGCGTTCAATTAACTATTTACGATTTTCTGAAAGGGGCGCCTGATGAATAAGACCATATGCGAGTTATTTGCTGGTGTTGGAGGGTTTCGATTAGGCTTTGAAAGATTGAATTCCGGATGGAAAACAGTATGGTTCTCGCAATGGGAGCCGTTAACTAAAGCGCAATGGGCGCATGAATGTTATGTCAAACATTTCGGAGATTGTCTTGATATTAACGGCGAGTCAAGCACTAACAAAGACATCAGCACAATAAACAAACATACCATACCTGACCATTCTCTTCTTGTCGCGGGATTTCCTTGCCAAGACTATAGTGTAGCAAAAACATTATCATCATCCAACGGTATCGAAGGAAAGAAGGGCGTTTTATGGTGGGATATTTACGATACTATATCGACGAAAAAACCGCCATTTGTTCTTTTAGAAAATGTCGACCGTTTGATAAAGTCTCCAGCATACCAAAAAGGACGTGACTTCGGTATTATACTAAGCTGCTTCTATAAACAAGACTATACTGTCGAATGGAGAATAATCAACGCTGCTGAATATGGTGGAGCGCAACGGCGACGAAGAACATTCATATTCGCTTATAAGAACACTACTAACTATAAAAAATGTACTACTGATATCGGGAGTATGGATATTATTTTGAAAGATGGTTTCATGGCCAAAGCTTTTCCTATATATAAAAATACTTCTTTTACAGACTATGCCATAAGCTCAGACATTTTGAATATAAGCAACGATTTCTCTTTCAATTTTGGTAACGTTGGCTTAATGCGCGATGGTCTAATAACAACTTCAATGGTGTTTAGTAAGCGAGAGCCGTATATAACTCTCGGATCTATTTTAGAGAGCGTTACGGACGAGCGATATTATATTCCCGAAGATAAAATGGAAAGATGGATTTATTTAAAAGGAGCAAAAAGCATTCCAAGGGTATCCAAAACCGGATTCGAATATACGTTTTCGGAAGGAGCTATAGACTTTCCAGATCCTTGGGATAAACCTGCACGTACGATGCTAACTAGCGAATCTATGATTAACCGTTCATCGCATGTGGTTAAAGATCCTAAAACACTGCGATTACGAGTGCTTACACCTATAGAAGCCGAACGTCTGAACGGATTTGACGACGATTGGACAAATACGGGCATGAATCATCAGCCTAGATATTTCTGTATGGGTAATGCTTTGGTGGTGCCTATGATAACTAGAATGGGCAAAGTACTCGACGACATAATCGAAAAAGAATAAATAGAAAGGAGAAGTATGAAAACATTATATACGTCACATGAAACAGTAAAGAAAAATACTTTAAAAGAATTTATCGAAATTCACGATAAAGAAGGTCGCGCAATGATGGTAAAAGCAAACCGTATTGCAGTTTTTTGGAATAAGTTAGTAGGTTTCGAAGACGGTAAAACTATTGACTGTATCGAATCTTATGAAGAACTTAAAGAAAAAATATCAAGAGCTTTAGAAAAATAACAACTAAATAACAAAAAATAAATAGAAAGGAGAAAAGACTATTTATATTTTGGAGGATTAAACCTTAATGAAACATTGGCACGAAAGAGCTTTAGAGTTAGCTAACCAAGGGATGCAACCCAAAGAAATTACTAATATTCTCTCGAAAGAATATGACGCACTTTTTAATCGTCAAACTGTAAAATCTTATATTCACCGTCATCGCAACGACGTAGCAGCTAAAGCTCTTTCAACAGAAAAACAAGAGAAACGAGTAGCACTTCAGAACTACGAGCCTAGCCATTATGATAACTTTTGGGACGGCACACGAGTTATAAAGTTCGCTATTATGGGAGACACTCAATTGGGCAGTAAATACGCCCAGATTAGCCATTTACACCGCTTTTATGATATTTGCGAAGCGGAGGGCATTACGGACGTTTATCACACTGGTGACCTAACCGAAGGGTTAAAAATGAGGACTGGACACGAGTACGAATTATATGCAGTGTCTGCCGATGATATGAGAGACGACGTTGTGAAAAACTATCCGTATAGACCTGGAATTACTACTCACTTTATCACAGGTAATCATGACGCCAGCATCTACAAGCAAGTCGGCTACGACATTGGTCAGGCTATAGCAAGAGAAAGACCTGACATGAAATATTTAGGTAGAGACTGCGCCGTGGTTAACCTGACACCTAACTGTACGTTGGAGCTCAGACACCCCTGGGATGGCACATCGTACGCATTGAGTTACAAATCTCAAAAAATGATAGAGGCTATGGAACCAGAATCTAAGCCTAACATTTTAGCAATCGGTCATTATCATAAAGCTGAATATCTCTTCCATAGAAATGTTCACTGCCTACAGACCGGTTGCTTCCAGGGACAAACGCCTTTTACTAGAGGAAAAGGTATATCCATATCACTTGGTGGCTGGATCGTAACTATGCGCGTTGATCAGTTCGGAACAATTCAAAGATTCGAACCTTCATTCATACCATTCTATTCTAGCGTTAAGGACGATTATAAAAACTTTAAATAACCGCTTAGGCGGACCGAAAGGAGAAAAAAACTATGGGAATTATCATAATAACCGCAATTATATTATTTATACTCGCTATCGTATGCTTTGTTGGATGCTACTTTGAATTCGAAGACAAAAAGAACGGCGCAGGAACTTTACTTGTAGTTCTTGGCTTAAGTTTTCTCATCGCTTTCGCAGTCATACCTTTCAGCTTCCACCAAGTAGAGACTGGTGAAGTAGCTGTTGTAAAACATTTAGGCGAAGCTAAAGAAATCAGAGAAGCAGGACTTCATTTTGATTTCTGGATGACTGAAAAATACGAGAAGTATGACGCCAAAGTACAGACTATGGAAATTCAAACCATGGCGTATTCTAAAGACGCGCAAACGATGACCATAATGATGAGCGTTCAATATCAAATCAAACAAGACGATGCTCTCAGCATATCTAAACATTATGGCTCATTAGAAGTTCTTGCTAGCAGAATACAATCTATTGCTATAGAAAAAACCAAATCCACTTTATCCGCATATTCCGCTATGAATATCATCGAAACTCGCTCCTCTATATCTCCCCAAGTTGAAGAAGCTATCAAGAGTGCGGTTACAGAAGAATACTATATTGATATTGTCGCAGTAGTTCTCACTAACATCGATTTCTCAGATGCTTTCGAACAAACCGTAGAGAATAAAATGATCGCAGAACAAGAAAAGCTTAAAGCTGAATATGAAAAAGAAACCGCAATCGTAAACGCGGAGAAAGAACTTGAGGTAGCTAAATTAGCCGCTCAAGCGCGTTTAGAGGCAGCAAAAGCTGACGCTGAAGCTCAACTCGAAATAGCCAGAGCAGAGGCTTTAGCGACCCAATTAAAGTCTATAGAAGTAGCTAGAGCATTAGGTTTCAAGATTATTGAAGAGGTCGTTACGGACGAAGAAACCAATGAAACTTATATTGAATACACTATCGACTTCGAAGGTAAGACGGTTGAAGAAATTAAGCTCATCACCGACTACTTACAATATCTCGAATATTTAGCTAAATGGGATGGCAAACTTCCCAGCGTTGTTACGGAGGGTTCGGCCACTGTGGTCGTTCCCATGCCGTAATCGGAGGTGAAACTATGGAAAAACATTGTTACACGTGTAAACACTATGATGTTGGGCCGGCAAGAGAACCCTGCGTTGGTTGCATAGGTACTCCTGACAGGGTAAATTGGGAGGCTAAGACCGAGACCGTCGAGGTTAACGATAAGGACGAATTAATATCAAGAGCATATGTAAAAGCCATAGAACTTAGAGGCTGTGGTGACTCGGATTATTCGGACCAGTATATAGAAGACATTATCAGGCTCTTAGCCGAAGCGTTATCGAAATGATATTTAAGTATTGGAGGTGTGTATGAAAAAATATCATAAAATAGAAAACATATTTCAAAGAGAAACTACCGGAACGAAGAAGTTATTGGAAGGTGTTTATAACAATCCCACTATAGAATATCTTCAATATTGTTTATGGATTGCTACTGAAAAAGTAGACGGCACTGGTATCAGAGTATATTGGGATGGTCATGCCATTACCTTTGGTGGTAGAACTGAAAAATCAGAAATTCCCAGTCACTTATTGGCTAAACTTAACGAAATGTTCCAGAACCCAGAAACTGAACAACTCTTTGAGCAGATGTTTGGTGAAAAAGAAGTTATCTTATTCGGCGAAGGATACGGAACTAGAATACAGAAAGTCGGAGACCTATATCGTGATGATGTAGGTTTTATTTTGTTTGATATTTGGGTTGGCTCTATGGATAACGGGCTCTATTTAGAACGTAAGAATGTAGTACAGATTGCCGGGGCGCTTAATCTTGAAGTGGTTCCTATTGTTAAAACTGGTATTCTTCCTGAATTAGTAAAGTACGTAAAGAGCAAACCCGTTTCGTTTTTAAGCGGTAGAGCTCCTATGGAAGGGGTAGTTGCTAGACCTGCTTTAGAGCTATGTTCTAGAGACGGTAAGCGCATTATTACTAAAATAAAAGTCTGTGATTTTGAATAGGAGAAAAATAATATGGTATTAGTTAAAAGATATTATGAATGCGATTTAGAAGACGTTAAGGAACATTTGAAGTCTGGTATTGTAAAAATAGATGGCTATAAGCCAGATACAGACGAAATTTTTTTCTATTGTAAAGACGGATTCGTTGTCAAAATGTATCACGATCAAGATTGTTGCGAATGTGTACAATTAGAGTGCGCCGATGGTCTTGTTAACGAAGAAGATGTTTTCACGGGTTGTGACTGGTGCGAAATTGAAGCGGTAAGCTCAGAAGGCGTTCCAGGAAAAGGTTACACCATTGGAAAATACACATATGAACCCGATAGCTACACTTGGACATTCTACAAATTTAGAACTAATAAAGGTTATGATTTTATGCGTTGGTACGGAGAAAGTAACGGTTATTATTCTGAAAGTGTAGATTTTGAAATATATAAAATTGATTAAGCGAAAGGAGAAAGAAAATGTCTATAACATTAAACGAATTTAAAGCATTGGAACCTGGAGATAAGGTTAGAATTAAAAAGATCGATGGCGGACGTCCGGGACATTGGAATTCTCTTGGTGAGATGGACAAGTACGCTGGACAAGTAGTTACTATAGACTGTGAGTATGGTTACTACGGATTCAGAATAAAAGAAGATAATAAGTGTTGGGGTTGGTTATATACAGACATAGATTCGGTTGTTATTAGAGATGGGCTCAAATACGACTCAATCTTCTTATCTTCTAGATGCTCGGGTAAATACCTGGATCAGTTAGACGCTTATGCGTATTTGTTACGCGACTGTAGTTTAATAGGACACTTACATAAACCCGCAGAAAAACCCCTAGTCCAAATCGACAAAGTAATCTTTAACGATCCGGCTACTATTGTCTTCTGGAAGGATGGTACTAAAACTGTTGTGAAAGCCGGTAACGATGAATACTTTGACAAAGAAAAGGGTTTAGCTATGGCTATATCTAAGAAAGTTCTCGGTAATAAAGGTAACTACTATAACACTTTTAAAAAACACGGTGCTATCGATACTGACAAGGAAGTATATGTTCCTCTTAGTTTGTTAAAAGAGTGTACTACTTTAAAGAAAATGAAAGAACTCATTAAATACATGGAGGTAAATTATGAGTAAAGAAAAAAATACTACGGTTGTAAATGGCGGAATCGGCTTTAGCGGATTGCTGACCATTGTATTTATAGTTTTAAAACTTCTCAACGTAATTCAGTGGTCTTGGTGGTGGGTATTGTCACCGCTTTGGATTCCCCTTGCGCTTGTGCTAGCTATATATGCGATATTCTTTCTTATAGCATATATCGTTCATTTAAAATTTTAGGAGGTTGATATGTACGGACTTTGGTATATTACTTTTGGTTGTTTAGCATTGGGCATTGTAGGTTTAATATTAGGAATCATATTTAAGAAACTCGCACGATATTATTTGAGACGATACAAGGAATCGTATAACGAATATCATAGTACATGGTTAAGTGTCGACGATGATAAATTAAAGTATCAATATATGAAATACGATCGGTTACATGACAAATGGGACGATGCAGATTGTATTGGCTGGGGTATTAGTATATTGATGGCTATTGTTGTGATGACATTGATTCCGCTTTCTATATTTCTACCTTTGAACGCTCAGAGAGAAGCTAACTATTTTATATCACAAAAAGAATATGTTGAGATGGCTGTTAATAATGGCGAAGGTCTTGAAAATATAGCTATAACTCAAACTATAATCGAACAAAACAAGTGGTTAGCGAACGCAAAAGCTAGTAAAGCTACTTATGGCTCTTTTTCTAGATATTATAATGTCGATCTTGATTCTTTAGATCCTATAACGGTCAGGCAGGTAGTTAATGGCGTACCTAACAACTTATGAGGAGTATTTAAGAATGTTAGAAAATCCAAAATTTATTTATTATGAAGACGGCTATATAATGTTCAAATGCTTTAAAGTCAGATATGACGTTATTAATAGCGAAGTAGAGTTGACTTGCAATCGATTCTTGCAGTGGGTATTTAGAACCTTCTTCCAACGTTTCTGGAATGGCGATGTATATTTGAAAGGAGAGAATAAGAATGGTTAAAAATTATATTATTTTATGTTCTAATAGTAACACTGAACATTTCTTGCATATGTACACCTGGAACGCATGTGAACCTTTAATTGACACTGTAAAAAGTGTTAAAGATAATCCACTTATTTACTTAAAAGACGGTCGAGCACTGTTATTTATAAAAGAGTGCGGGGAAGTCACTTTTCAAGGCGACAACGTAGTTAGAGTAATGTCTGAAGGGGAATATAAGTTGGAACTAAACAACTATGTAGCGACTGGGAAGTCGTCCAACGATGCTGTTAGAGCTTTCGCTAAAACCTTGAAATCAGTACTTTGGATTGATGTTCCCGATGAAAAGATGGCCTTGAAGGACGTACATGGAGTCATCGATGATATCCTAGATTGCCATTATAAGTCGGAGAGTTAGACTGCTAGTTAGCGCTACGGACGACTAAAATCCTTGCCCAAAAAGTTTAGAAAAAACGGGCAAAAGCCCGAAAAAAGTGGGCAGAAAAAACGGGCAAGAAAAACTGAAAATGGGCTATGGACAAAAAAAGTGGGCAAAAGCCCAAAAATTTTAGAAAAAACGGGCAGAGAAAAATGCTTAAAAATGGGCTTGAAGTGGCTAAAAACGGTCATTTTAGGCCCTTTTTGGGGTGTTTTGAGGTGATTTGAGTGACTTTCGAGGGTCGCTAAGGACGTTCTGCCCAAAAACCCATTTATTTTCTTTAATTAATTGAAAAAATTAAAAATGTTACAAATATACAACATTTTACGATTTATAAATAATAATAGCCAAAAAAAGTGGGTTTTTGACCAAAGACTAAAAATCGCACAAATTTTAATTAGAAAGGAGAAAAAAAAA